CCTCCAGCTATCCAACCGTCTGAAGAAGATCATTGCCAACAGCTATGATGCTGTTGAAGACCGCCTAGCTAATGGTGACTTCATGTTTGACCAGAAAACTGGTGAAATGCGAAGAAAGCCAGTAAACATGCGAGATGCTCACAAAGTTGCAGTTGATCTTTCTGATCGACGTGATGTAATGCTTGAACGCCACATTGCTGGTGAATCTGTAACCAACGACAAAATTGAAGCAACTCTTCGTAATCTGGCAGAACAATTTGCCCAGATTGCCAACCAAACAAAAAAACCATCGGTTGAAGTCACTGATGTAATCTTCGGAGAAGACTCCCAAAATGCCAAGGACAAACCCTGATGGGACCAGAGACTACACCTACGATACCAAGTATGAATCTACTAGCGCCCATAGGCGCGAGCGATCTGAGCGAACCCTCGCCCGACGGGAGTTGGCGAAGGAAGGAAAGGTTTCGGTTGGCGACGGCCAAGATGTTGACCATATCCGCCCGTTATCTAAAGGTGGTACTAACGCCTGGAGTAATTTACGGGTCGAGTCCGCCCATGATAACCGATCGTTTGAACGCAACTCAGACTCGTCACTGAAGCGTAACGTGAGCCCAACCAAAGGTAAGAAATGAAGGTCACAAGAGACGTTGTAGCTGGTTTTGTTGGCTCCGTCCTTGCTCCTACCTTTGAAGATTCGTGTGCTTCACCAGAGTTTCACCAGGAGGTTTGGGATCTATGTTGCAGCGAGAACAAGTTTGTTGCTATTGCGGCCCCACGGGGACATGCGAAATCAACCGCTGTTACGCTTGGGTACGGGCTAGCTACCCTGCTGTTCAGAGAGCGGAAGTTTATGCTGCTTGTCTCCGATACCGAAGCACAGGCGAGCCTTTTCCTAGGGAATATCAAGAACGCGCTTCAAGACAACTCCCAGTTGATTGAATTGTTCGGATTAAAGAAGAACCCTGCTGGCCAAGTCCAGTTTATAAAAGACAGCGAAACTGACATCATTGTAGAATTTGATGACGGACACAAGTTCCGGATAATCGCAAAGGGATCAGAACAAAAACTCCGTGGTTTGCTGTGGAACAACAGCCGCCCTGATATCATTATCGGGGATGACATGGAAAACGACGAACTTGTCATGAACAAGGAGCGTCGTGCCAAGTTTAAGAAGTGGGTTACGAATGCTCTGTTACCGTGTAGAAGCGACCAGGGCATTGTCCGTTTTGTGGGAACTATCCTCCACATGGACTCGATGCTGGAAGGTCTGATGCCCAAACCCTATGCTAAATCCACTGTAACAGAACCGCTCAAGCAGTACAGTACAGATCGTAGGATGTGGAGGTCGATCAAGTATCGTGCCCACACAGATGACTGGAAGCAGCTTCTCTGGCCTCAGAAGAAGTCTGTGAAGGAATTCAAGATGCTCAAGCAGCAAGCCTTTGAAATGGGGTTAGCTGATGGCTATAGTCAGGAATATCTTAATATCCCAATCGACGAGTCCAGCACCTACTTCCGTCGTGCCGACTTTCTGGCCATGCGAGAAGAAGATTATAAGAAGCCTGTTCGATACTACATAGCTGTTGACTTAGCTATCTCAGACAAAGAGACAGCCGACTACAGCGTCTTTGTTATCGCAGGAGTGGATGAAGATAAACGACTCCAAGTCCGCAACGTTATCCGAGAGCGCATGGACGGTCGAGAGATCGTTGACACACTGTTGATGCTTCAGAAGCTTTACGATCCTGAGTGTATTGGGATTGAAGAGATGCAAGTCTCCAAGGCCATTGGTCCGTTCCTTCGGGAAGAGATGCAGAGGAATAACAACTACATCAACCTTTATCCCCTTAAACACGGTGGTAAAGACAAGATTACCAGAGCCAGATCCATCCAAGCACGTATGCGTGCCCAAGGATGTAAGTTTGATAAACAGGGTGACTGGTATCAGACCTTCGAAGATGAGCTGATGCGCTTCCCTCGGGATAAGCATGACGACCAAGTTGACGGATTCTCTTACCTTGGTTTGATGCTGGATGTGGTAATTGAAGCCCCCACCAAAGAAGATCTCGAAGAAGAAGAATATCAGATCGAGTATGAAAGCTCTGGTCTCAGTGATGAAGGCAGGAATGCAACTACTGGATATTAACTATGCCGATTAACAACACCCCTCAGGGGGCTATGCAGAATATGGCCGCCGGAAGTCAAGGGGGTCAGGGAGTTGATCCCAACAATGATCCTTATCAGTTGGCAGATGTGGCCCAACAAGCTGGTGCTCAACAGCAACAGATGAACGCCCAACCAGCTCCTCCGCCCCAACCAGATATTCCTCACCCAGACACTCAGAAACCGTCTGATCGTCTGCGCAAGTACATTGAGTCGGTCAACATTGCAGATCATCTCGAAGAGGATGAACTACGCAAGATTGCCTATGACTGTGCTGAAGGGTTTGAGGTTGACCTCCAGTCCCGCATCGAGTGGGAACGAAAAGTCGATGAGTGGGTGAAGCTGGCCTCTCAGGTCCAAGAACAAAAAGCATATCCTTGGCCTAAAGCCTCGAATATCAAGTATCCTCTGCTTTCTACCGCAGCTATGCAGTTCGCTGCGAGGGCCTACCCTACCTTGGTTCCTTCTGATGGTATGATTGTCCAGGGTCAGGTGATTGGTAAGGATCCTGATGACACGAAGCAGGACCAAGCAGAACGTATTGCAACCTACATGTCATACGACATTATGCACAACATGATTGGTTGGGAAGAAGGGATGGATAAACTTCTGATCCAACTGCCTCTAGTCGGCACGATGTTTAAAAAGACGTACTGGGACTCAGTAAAGAAGAAGAATTGTAGTCATGTATTGCTGCCAAAGCACGTAGTTGTGAACTACTGGGCAACTGATATGTGTAGTGCTGAGCGCATCTCTGAAATCATCCCAATGACCAAGAGGGCCATTAAACAGCGTCAGATGGGTAAGTTGTTCTGTAAGGATGTAGATCTAGGTGCGCCCCCAAGCGTGCCCTTTGATGCCCATCCTAAGCAGTCTATGTGGATGCCAGCAAATGATGACACAACTCCTTATGAGATTATTGAACAGCATTGTTATTATGACCTTGATGATGACGGTTATTCAGAACCGTACATTGTTACGTTCCATCGTCAAACCCGTAAAATTCTAAGAATCACGGCACGGTATGATGAACAAACTATGTTTTTTAATGACGATGGTACTTTGGCTAGTATTGAGCCTATACATTATTTTACTAAGTTTGGGTTCATACCTAGCCCCGATGGTGGGTTTTATGACATTGGCTTTGGCATGCTTCTTGGCCCAATTAATGAATCGGTTAATACCCTAATCAACCAACTGACTGATGCTGGTACTTTGAACAATCTTCAGTCTGGATTTATTGGAAAGGGCTTGCGCTTGCGCATGGGCGATCATCGCTTCATGCCTGGGGAGTGGAAGGCAGTTAATGCTGTTGGAGATGACTTGAAGAAACAGATCTTCCCTCTCCCGACTAAAGAACCTAGCGCCGTCCTGTTTCAGTTGATGGGAACCCTTATTACTTCTGGTAAAGAGTTGGCCTCTGTGGCCGACATTTTCACTGGTAAGATGCCCGGCCAAAACACCCCAGCTACCACTACAATGGCTACGGTGGAGCAAGGTATGAAAGTATTTACGGCCATCTACAAGAGAATCTACCGTGCTTTGAATGAGGAATTCTGTAAGTTGTTCAAGTTGAACGCTACTTACCTAGATCCCCAGACCTACAGTGCAGTAGTTAATGAGCAGATTGGCCCAGATGACTTTGATGAAAAGACCTATCGTGTAGTCCCTGCCGCTGACCCGAACGCAACTAGCGCCTCGGAAAAGCTTCAGAAAGCACAAGGCTTATTGGAACTGTTGCCCATTGGTGTGCTGGATCCAATCCAAGTCATTACCCGTGTGTTGAAGGCACAAGATCAGCCGAACTACCAGCAGTTGTTTAATCAGCAGGTACAGCAGACTGGGCAAATGCCTCCGCCTCCCCCGGATCCCAAGGTTCAGGAACTTCAGATGAAGTCGCAGGCGCAGCAACAGGAGATTCAACTCAAAGCCCAAGCACAACAGCAATCCATGCAATTGGATCAGCAGTCTGCTCAGGCTAAGATGGAAAATGACAAAGCGGTAGCTGCACAGAAAATGCAGATTGCCGCACAAGAAGCTAACCTCAACGCAGCAGTTGAACTTCATACTACCAGGGCTAAGATGGCCCAGGATCAGATGGCCAACCACCAGCAGATTCAGCAAAGCGCTGAAACTCATCAAGAGACTATTCGACAGAGTGAAGAGTCCCACAAGGCCAAAGTTCAGCAAACTAAGGAGATGGCAAAATCAGCGCAACCCAATCGTTCTCAGACTGGAAAAACCAAGAGATAAGTCTTGCTGTTTTTCAATACCTAAAGCAGGTGCGCTCCACTTCAATGGAGTATTTAGAGTTTAATGCGGGGAAAGACTCGTTACAGGATCGTTATTTGACTGGTCTTCTTGCTGGCATTAATTCAGTGTTGAACATCCAATTAGCGGATATTGTAGACGAGGAACCTCAAGATGAGCATTAAAGCAGTCATTCATCGACTTATAGTTAAGCCGGTAAAGATTGAAGAATATGATGAAGTGACCGCCCGTATGAAGGCGGCAGGATTTGAAATTGCAAAGACTGAGGAAACCAAATATCTGCACACCCAGATCGATCAAGGTACAATCCTAGACATTGGCCCCACAGCATTCCTGGACTATGTGAAGAAACACAATCTAGCAATTCCAGTCAAGGTAGGTGATCTAGTTACCTACGCTCGACACAGTGGCAAGACAGTGAAAGATCCGAGTACCGAAGAAGATGTTGTCATTCTCAATGACGAAGACATTCTCTGCTACTACGAAAATCAAGGGGAGTAACCAAAGATGGCTGACGCAAATACGGAAGTAGGAACAGTTGTACCTGGGGAAGCAGTTGAACTTAGTCCTGTTCAACAAGAAGCAGTTGCCCAAGGGTGGGTTCCGAAAGAAGAATATGATGGTGATGAAGAACGGTGGGTAGATGCAGGTGAGTTTATCCGTCGTGGCGAGTTGTTCAAGAAGATTGAATCCCAATCTAAAGAACTTAAAGATGTTAAGAAGGCTTTGAATGAGCTTGCTAAACACAACTCCAAAGTTCGAGAAGTTGAGTATCAACGTGCAGTAGAAGCACTTAAAGCCCAGAAAAAGACAGCTTTGTCCGAGGGCGACGCAGAGCGTGTTGTAGAGATTGATGATAGACTTGATCTCGTAAAAGACCAACAGAAACAGCTTCAAGCACAACAGATTCAAGAAGCAAATCAAGTTATTGAACAAACAATGCATCCGGAACTTCAGAACTGGGTGTCTAAGAATAGCTGGTATGAGAACAACCGTGCAATGCATGCCTGGGCAGATGCCCGTGGAGTGGAATTAGCTCAGGAAGGTCTTGGTGCCCGTGAAGTTCTTAAGACCCTGGAAAAAGAAGTCAAGGAACGATTTAAAGAAAAGTTCTCCAATCCTAATCGTGAACGAGCTACTGCTGTCGAGGGTAATCTTCCTCGGGGTAAAGTTGCTGGTAGTGATTACGAATTGTCAGACGTCGAGAAGACAGTTATGAAAACCTTGGTAGATGGCGGTCACATCACCAAAGAAGAGTACATTAAACAGTTGAAGGCCGTTAAGGGCTGATCCTAGAGGATAACAATTATGAACCGCAAAACCGCAAATCAAGAACAAGACGTCGAGGCAACGAGTGTACGCCCAGTTCGAGTCCCTGTTGGAACTCGTCCCAGAATGTCCGTAGTAGGCAAGAACCCGAATTTTGAATATCGTTGGGTGAATGACTATCCTGGACGTATTGCAGATTTTAAACGAGGTGGATGGGAAGTCTGTACGAACGAAGAAGTCGACACCGGTAATTTCCGAGTTGAAGAAGGCGGGTCTCCCGGCTCTTTGGCCTGTCAAGTTGTCAATGGTGGAGATGGTACAAAAGCTTATGTGATGAAGATCCACAAAGATCTTTATGATGAAGATCAGAAAGCACAAGAGCAGGAAGTTCGTCGCACAGAAGAAACCCTGACGCCTAATACTAATGATGGCGAATATGGCTCAGTTGTTATCGACCGATCAGGTCGTAAGTAAAGTGGCTATGTTGGCCATTAAATTTTAAACTTTTGGAGAAAATCTAAATGGCTAACGTAAGTCGTGTACAGGGTTTGCGCCCTGTCCGTCACCTTGACGGCTCGCCCTGGAATGGGCAACTCACTAAGTATTTCATCGCTGCGAGCAATGCTGTCGCTCTCTTTAATGGCGACTTGGTGACCCTTGATTCAACCACCGACGCTGCTGGTGTTCCTGGTATCCGTAAATTCGTTATTGGTACTGATGCTGCTGCTGTTGGTGTTGTTGTTGGCTTTGCAATCAATCCTTTGAACTTGAACAGCCCGCAATATCGTGCTGCATCTACCGCTACGTATGTGTATGTGGCAGATGCTCCTGATACCTTGTATGAAGTCCAATCTCAAATCACGATTACCGACTTTAACCAAAATGCCGTATTGACCGACGCAGGTGGGTCCACGGTTACTGGTCAGTCTGGTGAGAGTATTTCCGCAGTTAATACTACGGCAACTTCGATTTTGAAGTTGATGGGTGCTTCGGTAAAGGTAGACAATGACATTACTTCGGTAAATGCCAAAGTCTTGGTTATGATCAATAACCATCAATTTAGCGGTGGCACCGGCACTGCTGGCGTCTAAGGTTAAAGGAGATATAAAATGGCTGGTATTATCAATAGCTCAAGCTTTGCCAAGGCTCTTTGGCCTGGTGTAAATGCTTGGTACGGTAAATCGTACGACGAGTATCCTGTAGAGTGGGATCAGTTGTTCGAGAAGTTCACATCGCGCAAGCAGTATGAAGAAGATGTTGGTATCTCGTCTTTTGGTCTTGCCAACGTTAAGCCGGAAGGTAATCCGATTCAATATGACTCGGAGAATCAAACCTTCACGACTCGTTATACTCACATCGTCTATGCTCTTGGGTTTATCATCACCCGAGAAATCATGGAAGATGACCAGTATGATGTAGTTGGTCAGCGTAAAGCACAAGGTCTTGCTTTCTCGATTCGTCAGACCAAAGAAGTGGTTGGTGCAAACGTCTATAACCGCGCCTTCAATAGCTCGTATATTGGTGGTGATAACGTGTCGATGATTAATGCAGCACACCCCAACTTTGCTGGCGGTACGTTCTCTAACCAGATCGGCACGGCCGCTGACTTGTCGGAAGCTGCTCTTGAGCAGGCATGCATCGACATTGCCAACTTCACGAATGATCGTGGTTTGCGTATCGCAGTTCGTCCGCAAAGCTTGATCCTTCCGATTCAGTTGGAATTCGAAGCTGAGCGGATCTTGAAGACGGAACGACGGGTTGGTACTGATAACAACGATCTTAATGCGTTGAAGCAGACTGGGCGTTTCCCCAAGGGCATTGTTCTTAATCACTACCTGACGAACCCGCTGTCGTGGTTTATTCGTACCGATGTGAAGAATGGTCTGAAGATGTTTGAACGGCGTGGTGATGAGTTCGAAATGGATAATGATTTCGACACTGAGAATGCCCGCTTCAAAGCAACCTCGCGTTATTCGTTTGGTTGGACTGATCCGCGCTGCATCTACGGCTCGGCTGGCGTCTAATAATCGCACCCCCTTTTGGGGGTGCTCCTTTGGAGAATAATTATGGGTTATAAGCAACAAGATATTGTTCCGCTGAATGCGGCCTATCCTGATGCATTGAATCCCGTCCGCAAAGAATACGCCATTGTTCCGTTTCAGGTACTTCGCACTGATACTGGTGCAACGATTAAAAAGGCTGTTCTTCCCGCTGACGCTACGATTCTCGGTATCCGTATGTACATTCAAACTGCATCTAATGCAGGTACTACGGCCACCGTTACGCTGACTGGTCAGGGTGTTGGTCCCACTGGTGCAACATTCGCTTTTGGTACGTTCAGTGTTTTGACGACGGGCACTAGTCTGTTGAACACAACGGTTAACACTGTAACTGGTGTTTTCAATCTGGAGCGTCCTCCGGCAGTACAAACTTCTGGGGATATTTATATCTATGCCCAGTATGCTGAAACCGGTACTGCATCGACTGCGGGTGGTCCATTCTACTTCGTTGTAGAATACACTCGATAATTGAGGGGGCTTCGGCCCCTTCCTTTTCTTACTTTATCTAGGACATACCATGCGCCGCGTAATACAAGCAATTACTGGTATCGCCAACGGCGCTACCGTTCCTGTAGATTCTCGTTCCACAAACTTCGGCATCGGTTTCGGTGTTGTTATTAGTGGGACTATTACCTACACTGTGCAGCACACGTTTGATGATATTTATAATCCCGCTGTAACTCCAACATGGTTTAACAATGCGTATGCAGTAGCCCAAACTGCTAATATCGACGGCAATTATGCCTTCCCTGTTGCGGCTATTCGCCTTATCACCACAGCCGGAACTGGTACAGCCACTATGACAGCTCTGTTTAACGCAGGTCAAGGTTAACATGGCAGTGACAACTACTCCGTCGGTGTCTTATCCGACTCATACATCTAAAGGTACTGGGGTAACGCAAGTACCCAGTGTCTCCATATTTAGTACAGTTTCAGCAGACCAGCTCCTCCTGCTTACGGGCGGAAATCTGCTTCTAATGTCTGGTGGTGATTGGATGCAGGTACAATAACATGGGCGACTATTATGGCCACTAATCAAAACGTAACACAACTGACGGCACAGGCTACCTACGACACCACCTCATTGTTCTACGCAGTGGGTGCTTCTGGTACAACTGATACCAAACTTCCTGGGACGGTGCTTCTAACGAACACGGCCCTCACGGGTGTTCCTACGGCCCCCACAGCGGCTACGGCAACCAACACAACTCAGATTGCCTCGACAGCATATGTCCAAACTAACCTGGGCAGTTATCTTACCTCAGCAATTGCTGCAACCACCTACGCTCCATTGGCCTCCCCCACATTCACCGGGACGGTAACAATCCCGACCGGGGCCTCTATTTCTGGCTACGCTCCCTTAGCTAGCCCCACATTTACCGGATCTCCTGTAGTTCCTGGGTATCTTACTACAGCGGCAGCAGGCTCGACATATGCCCCGCTAGCATCGCCCACTTTTACTGGGACTGTTGTTATTCCGACTGTTACCATCAGTGGTGGCACTGTGAATAGTGCTACGATTGGTGCCACAACGGCGGCTAGTGGCAAGTTCACTACACTACAAGCAACCAGCACAATAACCCCATCAACTACTTCTGGTGTGGTTGGGACTACTTTGGCGGATAATGCCAATGCTGGAAGTATTGGAGAATTCTTGTCCAATTCGACTACAGGCACCGGCATTACATCTGGAAATACGGTCAATGCCACCAGCCTCTCTTTGACGGCTGGTGATTGGGATGTGTGGGGTCAGGCGTTGTTTATCCCCACAGCCGGGAGTATTGTTGTGGGATTAAATGCAGGACTGGGTACTGTTAGTGCAACATTACCGTCCCCGCCCGCAGCAATAGAGCTTGGGATCACACTAGCGACTGGTGCGGCAGGAACTACCGGGCTTAACGTCACAGGGACTAGATTCAACGTATCAACAACTACCACTGTCTTTCTAACTGCTGAGGCTAACAGTGTCACAGTTGCTTCTGCTTCGGTAAATGGGTATATCTTTGCCCGTCGTAGGCGTTAACTATGGCCCGTAATTATTTTAAATCGGGTGAGTGGAATGTTTATTGCATGGTGTGCAATAGAAAGGTTAAGGCCAGCCAAATTTTAAAGCGGTGGGATGGGTTGTTAGTTTGTCAGGATGATTACGAAAATCGTCATCCGATGGATTTTCTCCGGGCTAGACAAGAGCGGATATCTGTTCCCTTCACTAGCGACACCTCTTTCGATCTGTTCGATGGCCCCACCTATCCGGTGTATCCATTCTGTACACAAGAGGGCTCTAGTGGGGTTGCTGGATTTGCTGTAGCGGGTTGTGCTAGACCAGGACTGGGCTTTCCCAATGGACTGCCCGTAACTCAACCAGAAATTCCTGATGAACCAACCACGATTCCTATCGCACTGATGTCTGGAGCCACCCTGCTCTTAGTATCTGGCGGTACTTTAAACTCAATGAATCTATGAATGATATCAATGAACGTATCGCAATACTAGAAGAGCGCTCTGATCGTCATGAGCTTTCTGACAGCGAGATTCTAAAAGAAGTAAAAGCAATCCGCGCCGACATTAATCGATACAAGGGATTTCTAGGAGCTATCTGGTTCTGTGTCTCTTGTGTCGGTATCTTTTTCAGCGCATTTAAATTCTTCCATAAAGGTTAAAGATCATGGCTTTTGGACTTGACGACATCATCGGGGCTGGTTTAGAAATTATCAACAAGTTCATTCCCGATCCCGCTGCTAAAGCACAAGCTGCCTACCAAATGGCACAGCTTCAGCAACAAGAACAATTCAAAGAGTTGGATGTGCAGATTCAAACCATCCAAGCTCAGACGGATTCCAATAAGGCTGAAGCAGCCAGCACCAGTGTATTCGTGTCCGGTTGGCGTCCCTTTATCGGTTGGATTTGCGGCGCAGGTTGTGGCTGGAACTGGATTGGACTGCCTGTTGCTACCTTTGCCTCTACAGCCTTCGGCTACCCTATTCATGTGGCTCCTGCGGATATCTCCCAGATGCTGCCACTGTTGATGGGAATGCTTGGTCTTGGTGCAATGAGAACTGTTGAAAAACTGAACGGCATCAACGCAGGACAATAATCAATGGCAATTAACATGACGTTCACGGATTACAATACGATAATCCCCTCAGATTGGTTGAACAATGTAAACACGGCCGTCAACACAACGCTCCCAGGAATCCCCGCCCAACTAGCGGTACTGACAGCCAAGGCAGTTATTAGTCTAACTGACTATGGTTGTAAATGCAATGGAACTACTAATGATACCACGGCCGTTTTGGCAGCTATTACAGCGATTGGTAGTTCCAAGGTAACTTTGGTAGTTCCTGGACCCACTCTAATCAGTGGCAACGTCACCTTCGCACCCAACACCATTTTGTCTATTCCTCACCAAGGTGGGTTTGTTGGAGTTGCAGGCACCGAACAAGTATACGCCCAAGCCCAGATTGATGCTGGGGCATATCAAATCTTTACCAATTGTGCTCCTCTGACATCTATCGCTCAGTTTATATATCCGGAGTGGTTTGGGGCAGCAGTTGGTGGCACAGACACAGTTAATTTGGCAGCCTTCCAAGCTGCAAGTAACTATCTCCAATTTACCGGGGGCACCATACAGGCGGGATTTGGCATCTATCCAATATCTGCCAACTTTAACATTGGAACGCAAACTGGTAGCGTGGGACAAAATATCAGATTCCAGGGCCGTGGCGAAAATATTACAACCTTTAACCTGACAAATGCAAATAATGGATTTTTGCAGGTTCTTGGGGCTAGTGCCTCTACATTGCAGGGGATTAACCTTAAAGATTTTTCTATAACTAAGACTCCAGCCCCCACAGGGGGAGTGGGGATTTTCCTTCAATACACAGCTCTAGCCAAACTATCTAATATCCATGTCTCTGGAATGCTTCAGGGAATTGGGTTGTTGGGGGCCGGTAACACCATTTTAGATGATATTCTGGTCAACATCACCGGATCTGCCAACAATTGTGATGGGTATGATATTAATGGTGGTGGGGCTAATGTTGGGGGCAATGCCAGCTCTGTATTTAATCGGTGTTATGTGGATGCTTCTCAATCCACAGGTACTGGTCATATTGGCTTTAAGTCATACGGCGCTTATGTTTCAGATCTCCAATTTATCGCCTGTGAGACAGCAGATGCTCCTTCGGGGTACTACTTCGACATGACCGCCTCCGCCAATGCGGGGAATGAGGATGTTCAGTTGATTAATTGTCGAGCAGACAGTGTGTCTGTCAATGCTGTGTTCGTCAATGGTGCAGGTAGTGTTGGTTCTGCTGACTCCATGGTTTCTATCATTGGAGGGTGGTTCAACTGCAAATCTATCCTTGCCGAAGTTGATCTTCTTTTCTTTAATAACTGCCGTGGTATTTCAATATCTGGGGGAACTCAGCTCTATGCCGCAGCCGGAGCAGCTTTCGCCACTCATGTGAAGTTGGCAAACTGCAACAATATCACAATCTCGAATGACACTATCTTCAGTGAAATGAAGTATGGGGTATACATGACCAGTTGTGGCTACAGTCAGATTGGTGGTCGTTTTTATAGTAGTGCGGGCACACCAGCTACTAACTTTGTAGTGGGCTCAGCTTGCGCTCGCGTACTGGTCACATCTTCTACATTTGATGGCTTCTGTGCTGGTAATGTAGTTAATTTCGATAGTTCGTCGGTAGGGTGTGGAATTCTTACCTCTACCCTGAATGCCGCTACTTTGACTAATACCCCCCGAATACTGAACTCCTCAGCGAGTCCTATTGGCAGTTCAGATGGCTCAACAGGTTTAAACAGCGGAGTTTAATTATGGCAATATCTGGTGATGCAAGTTGGAACATGACACGGGATGCCATCATCAATGCTGCCTTTCGTAAGATTGGTGTGTCGGTTGATGGTGCCACAGCGTCCTCGACTCAGCTAGTTAATGCCCAAGAAGCTCTGAACAATGTGGTATTTTCTCTCTATGCTCAGGGCATGCCTGTGTGGGCCATGACCACCACTTCCTTTACCCCGGTGTTAGGTCAGGTGGCATATCCCGTGGGTCTTGGACTGGGCGTGGGTAACTTGAATATTCAGGCACCCCTGAAGATCGTGCAGGCATTCAGCCGGGATAATATCAGCAACACCGATATCCCAATGAACATCTATACCCAGTATAACTATAATCTGCTGAGTACAAAGATCAATGAGGGATATCCTGTACACCTTTGGTATCAGCCGTTAAATCAAGCCGGGACTATCACAATTTGGCCAGCGCCGGACCAATACACGGCAACTAATCGCTCGATCTATTTTGTGTATCAACGGGCATTTGACCAGTTTGATGCTGGGACAGATACTCCGGACTTTCCTCAGGTTTGGCTTGAGCCTTTGATTTATTCCCTGGCTCACCGACTCTCTCCGGAATTCGGCTTGCCTTTATCGGAACAGGATAAACTTAATGAGACGGCTTCCAGCCTAGTGACTAATGCACTCAGCTTTGGCACGGAAGAGGGCAGTTTCTTCATTCAACCTGATTGGGTTGTTATGGGCATGGGGGGAGGTAATCCAATATAATGGCCACGAACCCATATTTCACACAATATCACACCCAGAGATTTTCCTTTATTGGGTCTCCTCAGCAGCGCGACGGTACATTTCTAAAGGATCAGCGATTCCTTAATATGTACCCAGAGTTGATTAAGAGTCCCATCAGTGATGGTAAAAAATACTACCTGAAGAAACGTCCTGGTCTGGTGGAGTTTCAGACACTCCCCGCAGGGACTGCTCAGGGGATTTTCTTCTGGAATAATAACTACTACACGGCAGTTGGTGGCATTCTATATGAGGGAACGACTCCTCTAATCACTTTGTCACAATCAACCAGCCCAATAGGATTTGCCGAATACAGAACTGATGCCCAAGATTCGTTGTTTATCTGTGATGGTATATCAGCGTGGAACTTTAATTTGGGAGTGGCTACTGAGATAACCGACCCAAACTTTCCAAATCCCCACATACCTAATCCAATATTTTTGGACGGTTATATTTTTCTAGCATCAACTGCTACCCAGACGATTCACAACAGCAACTTGGAAGATCCAACTACATGGCCATCCGATGGTTTCATTGATGCGGAAATGTATCCAGATAGCATTGTGGCTTTGACTAAGAACCTGAACTATCTAGTAGCTGTTGGTACTGCTTCGATTGAATTTTTGTATGACAATGCCAATGCCACAGGTTCCCCGCTACAGCGTAATGCTCCGGCGGTGTCCCAGTTTGGGTGTCCGGCTCCATTTACAGTCAACCAGACAGAGACCGAAGTTATCTTAGTGGGATCTACTGGTAATGGTGGTAATACCGTATGGACCATTACAGGATTCCAACCAGCAGAAATAGCTAATGAACCCGTCCGAGAAGCCCTGGACACAGAAGGAACCTCAATTTCACAAGCGTGGGGAAACACGGTGCAATGTGCTGGCCACAAATGGTACATTCTAAATTTAGTGGGGAATCAGCGCACCTTTGTTTATGATTTCGAGGAAAAGATGTGGCATGAGTGGTCTTCCGGTTCTGGGCAACAAGCCTTTTCCTGGAGATTCACTGCCGATGCTGTGGGAGCCCCCGTTTTACTTTCTCCCGATTCTGGTATTGCAGTTTCTCTTACTCCAAGTGCTTATGTAGATATCACCACCCCAATCAACGCCACAGTCATTACTTCAAAGATTGACTTTGATACAATTCTACGGAAGAGATTCTATAGGTTGTCTCTTGTAACTGATGCACCAAATGGAGACACGAGTGTTCCCATGACGGTGTACTGGTCAGATGATGATTATAATACGTGGTCCTCCGGAACTACGCTACAAGTCGATGGGAATTATCCCACTATAACACAACTTGGATATAGCCGCCGAAGGGCGTTTAAATTTGTCTATCAGCAGCCTTTCCCTCTTCGGATGGAATCGTTTGAGTTAGATATCATTCAGGAAGTCAGGAGATAATTTTATGGCAGTAGGAATTCCGCCGCCGCCACTCAATTCACCAGATGGTAGCTATTACTGGCTTGAGTGGTACTCCAGTCTGACTAACTTCATCAATGGTCAAAACATTCCTTGGAGCAACCTGAACTTTGCCGGGTCGAATATCACGGATATCATAACCCGAGACCACAACGATCTTCAGGACATCCAAGGGGGCAATACTAATTTTAGGTATCATTTAGTTGGCATTGGTTCCTGTAGTGCTGACGCGAGTGCTCAGTCTTTGCCAAACACTTGGTCATTGACCCACACAGCGGCCAGCGGAATCTACACAATTGTTCACAATCAAGACATTCCTGTGACTAGTTCTATAATTGTGGCGACTTCAACTGGGTCGGCCGTAACGTGGTGTACTGGAACGACAGTAGACACTAATTCCTTTAGTATCCACACATATTCCAACACAGGTGTTCCAACAGATCAGGCATTTTCTTTTATGTTTGGCACTGTATGAAAATACAAATTATTAAGTATGACCATAAGTACAAGGATCAGATGGTTGAGATTGCTCATCAAATCCACCAAGCATCTCTGTATTCGGAAATTGAGATGGAGGAAGATAAACTACTGGCCCAATTAGAATATGCCAGTAACACTCACCCATCAGGATATTTTAGATTGGCTGTGCTCGGGGATAAACTTTATGGGGCCTTCCTTGGTATGATAAGTCCAGGATTCTTCTGTGATGCCTTGATCGCCAAGGACATGGGTTGGTGGGTAAAGCCCGAGCATCGGGGATCCCCAGCAGCCATCTGTCTCCTTCGAGACTTTGAGAAGTGGGCAAAAGAGAAAGGGGCTAGTAAGGTGATGATTGGCCAAACTGGTGTAGAGAACATTGAAAAGACCACGAAGTTGTTTACGCACTGCGGATACAAAGTAGTTGGGTACAACACTGCCAAGGATATTATCTGATGATTTTATTTCGAGAGGAATCTTTTACAGAAGCATTGCTAGAAGAGGTTGCATCTTTGACTGAAGATCATTGGGATGAGG